ACAGATGAATTACATTCATTTATTTGTTGTTTATCTTCATTAAATTTAGCTCGTTGGGATGAATGGAAAGATTATAAATTTGAAAATGGAATGACTTTACCTGAAGTAGCTTGTTGGTTTTTAGAAGGAGTATTACAGGAATTTATTGATAGAGCTAAAAATATTAAATTCATGGATAATACAGTTCGTTCAGCTATTAAAGGAAGAGCAATTGGAATTGGTGTTTTAGGATGGCATACTTTATTACAATCTAAAGGATTACCATTTATTGGATTACAAGCAAACGCATTAACTACAAATATATTTGAATTTATTGAAAGAGAAGCATTAAAAGCATCTCGTGAGCAAGCTGAAATATATGGAGAGCCAGAATGGTGTAAAGGAACAGGACTTAGACATTCACATCATTTAGCAATTGCTCCTACAGTATCAAACGCTCATATTTCAGGTGGAGTATCACCTTCAATAGAACCTATTCCTGCTAATGTTTATAATTTAAAAACAGCTAAAGGTGTTTTTATTAAAAGAAATAAAATACTAGAAGAATTATTACAATCAAAAGGATATAATATTGATAGTGTTTGGGAACAAATTCTTAAAGATCAAGGTTCGGTAATAGGATTACCTGATTATATTCTTACTCAAGAAGAAAAAGAAGTATTCTTAACATTTAAAGAAATTAACCAATTAGAGCTTGTAAAACAAAATGCTATTAGACAAAAATATGTTGATCAAGCAATTTCATTAAATTTATGTTTTGATCCTAATGATACACCAAAATGGATATCTCAGGTACATAAAGAAGCACATAAATCTGGTATAAAATGTTTATATTATTTACGTACTGAATCTGTGTTACGAGGAGATAATCTACAACGTTTAAGTTCGTGTGTTTCTTGCGAAGGTTAAGCTATTTAAAAAAGGCAAAATTAATTTTATATATTCATTAAAATGGAAGAGTTAAATAAATTACAAAAAGAAGTAGAAACTTTGAAAGAAGTTGATGTAAATAACTTAGATGTTAATCAATTAACTCAAGTATTAGAAAAATTAACTCAAGTATTAGAACAGAGTGAAAATACTCTTATTAACTCATTTAATGAAAATATAAAAAACAATGACGAATGAACAAAAATACCAAAACCATTTAACTTGGGCTAACAAATTTGAAAAGATAAGAGATTTAGAATTAATGAAATGGCATCTAGAAAGAGCTAAATTTTATAAAGAAAAAATAGAAAAAGTAAAAAATGAAAAGACAGTATATAGCGCGCCATTGTAATTTTAACGTGTGTCTTTAAACACTTCGTATATTTATTGTAAAAATACAAGATGATAATATATAAAGTTACAAATAAAATAAACAATAAAATATATATAGGATTAACAACTTATTCTTTATCTCATAGAAAAGGACAACATTACCAAGATTGTAAAAGAATAAATTCTAAATTTTGTAATGCTTTAAAAAAATATAATAAAGAAGATTTTATTTGGGAAATAATAGAAAATTGTTCTTCAATAGAAGACATGATAAATAAAGAAATAGAATATATAAAGAAATTTGATTCTATAAAAAAAGGGTATAATTTACGGGAAGGAGGAGAAGGTGGAGGAAAACATAGTAATGAAAGTAAAATTAAATCTAGTTTATCTAAAAAAGGAAATAAACATCCTTTGTTTGGAAAAAAAAGACCGAAAGAATGGAATGAAAAAATGGTTAAAACTAGAAAAAACAATGGAGAACCTTGGTTTAAGAAAGATACTATAGAAAAAATATCTAAAAGTCTTAAAGGTAAAACACGTTCATTAGATATTAAAGAAAAAATGAAATCAATTAGAAATGAAAGACCTTTAGGAATTAAATATAAAAATAAAGAAAAAAAATTTATTAAATTTTGTACATTATGTAATAATAAATATAAAGCTGCTGATATTAGAAGTAAAATATGTGATCAATGTAAAGAACCTAAAAAATGTTTATGTGGTTGTGGAAAATTAGTTAAAACACCTGGTAGATATTATATGTCTAATGGGTGTAAAATAAGAGGTAAAAATTATTTGGAGATATATGGTGTTAATAAAGAAAATATTAAATGTGGTTTTAAACCTAAAATAAAATAAATTATGGATAATTACAAAATTGGAAAACAATTTGACTTTTGTTATGGTCATAGAGTATGGTCACAAGAACTAAAAAAGGGATATTCTGAAGATATGTGTTTAGCATGTAGACACATACATGGGCATCAAGGAACAATAATAGTTTATTTGGAATCATATCCTGAAGGTAGAGATTTAATTAATGGTATGGTAACCGATTTTAAACATTTAGGGTGGTTTAAAAAATGGGTAGATAATGTTATAGATCACAAATTTATAATGGATGTAAATGATCCATTATTAAAATATGAATTTCCTGAATATAATGATGATATAATAAAAAAACATGAAGAGGCTTATAAAACATTCAAACCAGAATTTATACAATCTTTACCCGAAAGTTGTTTAAGAGAAAAATATGAAGGTGTTATATTTGTTGATTTTGTTCCAACTTCTGAAAATTTATCTAAATGGTTATGTTTTGTAATTAATATTAAAATGTTAGAAATAGGAGTTATATGTAAACACATTCAGTTTTTTGAAACACCCAAATCACAATCCAATTATATTTTATCATAAAAATTTAATATATGTTAGATACAAACATTTACTGTTGTCCTTGTTGTGGAAATATTAATATTAGATGTTTGTCCAAAATGTTCAATTTAATTTATATATAAATAAAATAAATAAATGAAAATTAGTCATGAGCTTCCCTTATCATTATTAAAACATGGTTATGTTTTTAATGATTATGATTATCTTTTACCATGCTTCATGGAAAAATATCCTGAATATAAATCATATTTTATTAAAGCAAAAGAAGATGGTCGATTTATTATAATGGATAATTCCTTATTTGAAGGATATAATCATACTCACGCGGAATTATTATCTTTTATAGAATTAATCCAACCAGATATTTTTATTGTTCCTGATGTTTGGAATGATAGTGAAAAAACTATTGATAATGCAAAAAATTGGATTGAAAGATTTAATTTACCTAAAACGCGATTAATGGTTGTATTACAAGGTAATACATTTGATGAATTAATTAATATGTACAAAGTTATAACAGAATTAGGTTATACTCATATTGCTATTAATCATTCAAGTAATGCTTATACAAATTATTATTCTGAATTGCCAATACTTGAAGCACAAATGTTAGGAAGAATAAAATTAGTTGATGAATTAATTAAATCGAATGTTTTAGATAAAACTAATTATCATCATTTATTGGGTTGTTCTGATTGGAAAGAATTTAGTTATTATAAAAATTTAGATTTTATTAAATCTTGTGATACTTCTTCACCTATAATTAATGGTTCTTTAGGTTTAAAATTTAATTTCAATGAAACATATATTAAACCTAAAGAAAAATTGGAGTTTTTTATGGAAAAAGAAAATATATTATATAATATAGATATTATTAGATATAATGTTAATACATTTAGAAAAAATATCTTGGGGTAGCGTGCTTCCTAAATTTACATATATTTATAGGTATGAAAACAACATTACCTCATATTTATAAACATTATCTAAAACACACTAATAAATTTTATATTGGTAAACATAATGGAAAAAACTCTTCTTATAAAGGAAGTGGGATTGAGTGGAAAAAAGATTTAAAAAAATATGTTAAAAATTTTAAAAAAGAAATACAAACAGATATATTAGAATATGTTGATGATATTTCTAAATTAAATAAACGTGAAGTTTATTGGTTAAATAAATTTGATGTTGTTAATAATCCTTTATTTTATAATAAAACAAATAAATCTTATGGTGTTTGCAAAACAGAAGAACATACTAAATTAAAACAAAGTTTAGCTTCTCCTAAGAGAAAATCAATTTTACAATACGATTTAGAAGGAAATTTTATAAAAGAATGGAATTGTATGAATGATGCTTCTAAAAAATTAAAAATAAGTGTTGGTGATTTAACAAACGTATGTAAAAATAGACAAAAAACAGCAGGAAAATTTCAATGGTTCTACTATTATGATGGTTATTCTTTAAAAATACAAAAAATAAAACCTTATAAAAAAACTGAAGAATTTAAATTAAATCAAAGTATAATTTTAAAAAACAAACCTAAACCTAAGGGTTTTGGAAAACATAGATATAAAGCAATTCTTCAATTAGATAAAAATAACAATATTATAAAAGAATATAATAGTATTAGAGAAGCTTGCTCTCAGTTTGGTGAAAATGTAACTAAAATAGAGAGTAATATAGGTTCTTGTGTTAATAATAAACAAAAAACAGCATATGGTTATGTTTGGAAATTTAAAGAAGAATAAATTAGAATATTATCTTGAAAAAGATTTGAGTTTGCAAGAAGAAGATATTATATTTAATATAAATAAATTTAAACAATTTATAGGAAGATAATTATGAAAGATGAAACTTTATTATCATTGTTTGATTATCTAAAGAAAGCAGGCGGTATGGAATTAGGTAGAGAAGTTTATGAAGCTGCTGTTAAAAAGAAAATTGAAAAAACATTACAAACACGAGATGTTAGTAATAAAAAATATACCGGAAAGGTAATGTTATACCCAAGATGGTTTTTAGATGAATATTTTAAAGGTGGTGATTCTCTTGATGATGATTTACCATTTTGATTATTATAAAATAAAGGTTTGAAGCTTCATAACCTGTAAATACCGAAGCAAAATTTAAATAATTATTTTATGTCAAACACAAAAATCGCTATTTTGTCGCTAAGCGCAGGTATGGATAGCACAAGTTTATTAATGCATTTATTGGTAGAAGGTTACCAAGTTAAATGTGTAAGCTTCAATTATGGTCAGCGCCATTCATTAGAGCTCCAAAGAGGAACAGAATTAATTGAATATCTTAAAACAAAAGGATATGAAATTGAAAGAACTATTATTGATTTATCAATTTTAGGAACACTATTCAATTCAGGATTAATAGGTAAAGATGCCAAACCTATAATAGGCCATTACAGTTTAGAATCTCAAAAAGGAACTGTAGTTCCAAATAGGAATGCTATATTTGCTTCTATTACTTATGGATATGCATTATCTCAAGCTAAAGAACACAACACTGAATCATTAATAGCTTTAGGGACACATCAGGGAGACTATAAAATTGATAAAGAAACAGGAATCGCAACGGGGCAATACCCAGATTGCTCTGAAGAATTTAAATTAGCTTTAGAACATGCATTTAAAATAGGAAATTGGGATAGTGATAAAGTATCATATTATGCTCCATACAATATTACTGATAAAACAGGAGTATTAAAAGATGGAATAGAAAATTGTGAAAAATTAGGTTTAGATTGGAAAGAAATATATAAACGTACTAATACTAGCTATGCCCCAACAGAAGATGGAAAAGCACATGGCTATACAGGTGCTGATGTTGAAAGAGTAATTTCATTTCATTCTTTAGGATTAATTGACCCTGTAGAATATGTTGATGGTTGGGAAAAAACTTTAGAATATGCATTAGAAGAGGAAGAAAAATATAATTCAAAATAAAGGAACAAAGCAATGGTTGTTTTAAATGTAATGAAAAAAGAATATATTTGTTAGACTTTCATCATTTAGATCCAACTCAAAAAGATTTTCAAATATCTAATGGTAGTTCAAAGGGATGGAACAATGTATTAAAAGAAATAGATAAATGTATATTATTATGTAAAAATTGCCATAGTGAGTTCCATTACTTGGAAAAACAAAATGGAATAAAAATTGAAGATTATTTAAAAACTTTAAAAAATCATAATAATGAGTAAAATAGATCCAAATAAATTATTAATATCAAGTGATTTCTATAGTGTACAAGGTGAAGGGATATCTTCTGGTATTCCTTCGTACTTTGTACGATTAGGAAATTGTAATCTTACTTGTGGTATGAGTAGATTATTCGCTAATAAATTAATGAAAGAAAAATCATTAGAAGATGGTGAAATATTCAAAGGTGACTTAGAATTAGAAGGTAAAGCAACTTGGACTTGTGATAGTACATCTCAATGGTTATGGAGAGGTGAAGATAAAGATTTTCAATATTTAATTGATAGATGGAAAGAACAAGGAATATATGAACAAATAAAAGATGGTACTATTCATATTATTTGGACTGGTGGTGAACCTACAATTAAAGGACATCAAGAAGCTATTGTTAATTTTACTAAATATTTGTTATTAAATGATCCTAAGTGTACCAATGGTATAACAATAGATGACTATAATATAAAACAAGAAGGAGTTTTTAAGGTTAGAGCCATCAAAAGTTTATATTATGAAATAGAAACTAATGGAACTGTTTATATAGAAGATGATTTATTTAAAATGACAGATCAAATCAACTGCAGTCCTAAGTTATCAAATTCAGGTTTATCAGCAAAACAACGTATAATTCCAGGAGCTATAAAACGTATAATGGAACATGCAAATTACCAATTTAAATTCGTTATTTCAACGGAAGATGATGTTAAGGAAATATTTAGTGATTTTATAGAACCATTCAATATACCGCTTAAAAATGTAATTTGTATGCCTGGAATGGATAGTCAAGAACAATTTCATGAACGTACACAATTTGTATTAGAAATGGCTAAGAAATATAAATTTAGAGGCCTTACTCGATTACATATATCGGCTTGGGATAAAACGTTAAACGTATAATTATGAAAATAGAGTTCTTTTATTTTGGAGATGAACATACATGGAGTTTACTTCCTACTTTACAATCATGGAGAAATGATTTTAGAGAACTTAATATGGGTGATAATTATGCAATAGTAATTCGTTTTTTAAATAAATGTGTAGGAATAAATATAAAATTAAA